CCTTTTCCGCCAGTACAGTCTGAGACGTTGTCTACTGCACGAGTCCATACTGACTGTTTATAAGTATGCAGTGAGTAAATTATACATTGTTTCATCAGATAGCGCAAATAAAAAGGGGCACTAAAAAGTGCCCCTTTTATACTTCTAATAAAAGAAGTTAGTGTTGTTATGCTCCTTCAGAAGCAAACATACCTCTCCAATCAGAGAAACCGAAGCTGTAACGCTCTCTAGCCTTATACTTCATATTTCCAGTTTCAAAGTCGCCTTCCATAGAGGTAGCGATCGGTGATCTTTGAAAATGTTTTAGTCCATTAGGCACATCAGTTTTAATAAAGAATGCGTCTGTGTCAGTTAGGTAGTTGTTTACTACATAACCTTCAGGCACCATTCCTTTTGATGCGATAGCGTTGATGTCGTTATCAGCAGTTCCAGTTCTGTTTGCAGACTTCATAAGTCTTTCCGCAGTGAATTGTAACGCTGATGGGATAATCAACTTACGAGCTTTAGCAGCAACTTTTAGACCTCTGTCATCAGCAAAAGCACCAATGTCAATCATTGCTTGCTCTAACGATGTCTCGTTAAGGTCAGAAGCAGTAGCTAGTTCGTTTCTTTGGTTACCAGACGAAGTTGGGTGAGCAGAAGAAAATAGCTCAACACCGTCTCCACCAGTAAAGCTAGAACTGAAACCGTTGTTTAAAACGTTTGCAGCTTTAACTTGCTTAGTGTGCGCCATAGAACGTGCTAGTGCTTTCGTATAACGAGTACTGATTTTGTCGTAAAGGTTGTCCTCTACAGCTTCTTCAGTAATCTGGAAAGCCAGTGCCACTGTTTCATGAGAGTAACGTGCTGTGAAAGACTCAGTCGCTGCATCAAAGTTAACAGAAGAACCTTCTGGCTTAACTGATGCTGAACCGAAGCCTGATAACATTACTTCTTCCTCAAAAGCTCTATCAGAGTTTTCAGTGTCAAAGATGTCAGCATGCTGATTCTCATACGTGTTATATTCCAATCCGAATAGTGCATTCAAACCGGGTTCCAACTCTTTTGCGAGTTGTGCTCTATTTATAGCCATAGTTCAAATCCTCCCTATACGCCTGTTGTTAGTTTATACACATGCTCGCCAGTGTTAAACACTACATAAGCATTTGCATTCGCAGAAGCCGTATCAGAGTTATCGGGATCTTTGGAGATACCAATTTGCTTAAAGCCACCTGAAGTACCAGAAGTAGAAGTAGCAATCTCAGAAGTTGATTGTCCAGTAGTAGTGCTTCCACTAACTCCTGCAAAATCAAAGGCTGAATGATTCATAGCCGCTGTTCCAGTTCCGTCATGTTGTGCTTCAAACACGATGTGAGGGTCTGCATAAACATACGCAACAATGTCAGAAGTGTTTACTTGTGAATAAAATGCTTTGTATGTTGGTTTACTTGTTGTTGGATCAGTATAGAAACAACCTCCAAAAACACCCAGTTGTTGAGTGTCTCCAGCCGCTGCTTGCTCTATGCCGCCCGCTGCCACTGCCTCTACAACTTGTCCGCTGAAGATGGAAGTGCCGTGGTTAGCTGCGATTGCATACTCTTCAGTACGAATCTCACCACCACTTAAATGCCTTGCGGGTTTAAACCCAAAGGCTGCGTCTTTATTTGCCATAATTATAGTCCTCCTTAGACTAATAAATTATTAGTTATTGTTAATAATCCAATATTAATTTTGGCAATGAATATGTGTGTTAGAAACTAATCTTGTTTCTTGGCACCGCCAAAAGCTACTCTAGTTTGCCTACTCGGATTGTCTATCGGCATACTAGGATGCTGCTCCCGCATCAAATTATTGTCAACAGCTTGTTGTTGATCATTAGTTTGATTTGCAAAATAAGCTCTACGCTCGTTTGCAATTTCATTGGGTATTTTGGCTAACAGTAATCCACCTACAGCAACAACGCCTTCGTTTTTTCCGTCCTCAATAGTCGGAGCATCGAAATCACCTAACTCTTCAATTCTAACAAGTTCGTAACCTTCACGAATACGTGAAGATACATTTTTCTTATCATCTTGACCCATAACTTCAGCGCGTATCCAACGATACTGAAATCCGTCCGGTGCTTGTGGCGCGTCTAATCTAGATGGTGGTCGCCATGGCTGCCTTTTGGCAGTTTTATCTCTAGTTTGAGATGAGCGTGAGGTCTTATTTACTTTTGTCATATTGCTACTCCTTCACGTATTTAGCATATTCTTCTAATGGCACACCAAGTTTTTTAGCAATCGCAACTTGTGATGGTGTGAGTCTCACTGTGCGTTTTCCTTGCTTTGAAGTAGACTTTACAGCAGGGGCTACTGTTTGGTCAACAGTTTTCTTGCTTTTTTCTGCTTCAAATTTATTTGGAAATTGTTCTCTAATCTGACGATCTATTTCTTCATAATACTCATCTGATTTAGGGTCATAGCCTTGTTCTTCAACTAATTTTCTGTGTACAGCAAACGCCGTATAAGTCATAGCTTCATCTTGACCAAACCATACATTCTTTTCCGCCCAAGCATTCGCTTTGGGATCAGGAGGCGGGGCTTGTGGTGTCGGTTGTTGATAAACAGGGGTTTGTGGTATTTCTTGTTGTTGAGCAAACCTTTGCGCTTGTGCTTCCAAGGCTTCTTTTTGCATTTTAGCACGTTCTGCATCTAAAGTAGCTCGAGCTAATATGCTTTGTGCGTCGGTTTGTGCGTTAACATCACCTTCTTCTATCGCTTTTTTTAGCCTTAATTTAGCTTCTTCAACTTGTGAAGTTGAAGCTGTTTCCATACTAGAAACATAGTTCTGATTCATAGAACTTAAATTAGCTTCTAATTCTTTTTGCTTGTTTTGTAGACCATTAGCGTATTTTATCGCTGCCTCTTCTCTACGCTCAGCCTCACGAAGTTTACCAACTAACTTAGAAATTCTAGTGTTAACTTTTTCACTATATTTGTCGTGTTCAGTTTTTTCAGGAGTTTCAGGAGTTTCAGTTTTTGCTTCGGTGGTTGTTTCTTCAACAACTGGTGTTTCAGCAACCTCTTCTACAGTCTCTTCTACGGGATTAACTTTAGTTTCTTCTAATTCAACATCAACGGGAGCACCGCTGGTGTCAATGTCGACGAGTCTATCGTCTTGTATTTTTTCTGCCTCTGGCATGGTTCTTGTTCTCCATGGTTAGTTATTGCAAGATGACTTACATATGTAATATGTCAGTCGGGTCTTGTATTATAGCAAGTATTTCATCATCATTCAAGAGTCTTAAATCGCCTCCATCAATCTTTAATCTCGAACCTGCATAACGAGCAAAGATTACCCAATCGCCTTGTTTACACCAAGGACCATCAGTAAATTTAGTAGTATCTGCATAAGCGTCAGGACCAGTGGCTAAAACATAGCCACAAACTGTAGCTAATTGTTCTCTTTCGCGAGTTTGATCAGACAAAATAATGCCACCTTTACTTTTTTCAGCACCTAAATAAGGTAAAATTAAAATACGCCAACCAGTTGGTTTTGGTAGTTTTGCCGCAATATTGTCGTCAATATTATCAGGATCTATGTATTTAGAATCACGTTTACCGTAAATATCTTCTACTTCTTTTTGTTTTTGTTCTATTTCAGCAGCTGTTAATTCTTTTGCTTTTTTAATTTTTTGTTTTTTTCTAGTTTTTTCCATGTGCGCGGGCAATATTAAATCACTCATCGTTTTGTTCTCCTGTTTTAATTATGTCTTGAACTTCGCCTTCCAGTTCTTCTAAAGCACGAAAACGACCTATCATTTTATCATAGTCAAAAGATTCCGTAGTTCTCCCTTGCATGACATAGTCAGTCGTTTGTTGTTTTTTATCGCGAATGATACGAAGTATCTTTTCGCTTAACCATATTCCGTCCATATAACTTTATAGTGTCGATCTTATTTGTCTGTATTTCTCTAATATACCACTTATTCCTGAATGTGCAACATCATCATTGCCCATGTACATAATACTTATTGGTTCATCTACAAAACCGGTCATGCCACCGTTATCATAACCTATACGTCCGCCGTTAGCCGCAGTTTGGTAAGGAACTATTCGAGGGTATTCGAAAGGATTACCGGGAAAAGGCATAGGCATAGGATAAGGCATAGGCATTGGCATTGGCCCAAAAAAAGGAGGAGGTACAGGATTTTGTACTTGTACTGGTGCCGTATATAAATCTGCTAAAGATTGATTTACGTTGTTAGGAGCACCTATGTTTTGTAAATAATCCATGTAACCGCTGTTATCAAAACCAGTAGGGTTATACATAGCAGGGTAAGAATTATTGTAAGTCAAATTATATGGATCAGCAGGGAGTTTTTTAGCATTTCTGCCCATAGTGCCGTCTGTGCCGTCTGTGCCGTCTGTGCCGTCTATACGCTCTCCTGTTACTGGATCATATGCGTAATACGGTCGTGTAGCGGTTGGTCCTTGGTTGTCTCTTAAAGGTTTACCATCAGGGCCGACTTCTTGACCTTGAGCATTGGTTTTTACGTTAAAAGTAGTTTCAAGTCCCGGATCTAAACCAAGAAAATTTTTTACCAAACCAGTAACACCGGGTAGTCCATAATCAGATAAAAAACTATCTGTGCCAACAGCATTTAAAGTACCAATAACATTACCGTCTAAACTAAGATCGGTTTTCATGTCTCCAAATAAGCCTCTATAAGTGTTGGCTTTCATGGCTTTAATTTGAGCATCGGTATAACCAGCTGCTTTTAATTTTTCCATGGTTTGTTTGGCACTCATTAAGCCTACGTTTTGACCTACATTAGGGCTTACTTTAGTTGGATCAATGGCACCAGTTAACGGATCAACTATACCTAACATTTTGTTAGATAATAGCTGTCGGTCACGTTCTATTTCAGCGCGTTTTTTTTCATCTTCAAATGCCGTTGTTGCAGCTGCTAACTCTTTTGCTTTTATAGCGTCAGCAATTTCTTTATCTTTTTTCTTTTGTGCTGCAGTTCTATTTTTTTCTCTCTCTGCGTTTGCTTTGTCAACAGCGGCTTTCTCTGCTGCTGCTTGCGCTGCTGCTTGCGCTGCGGTGCTCGCTGCAGTTGGTGTAGTGGCGTTAGGATTACCCGATAAAGGACCACTACCTGCTACAGCTGCTCCCCCTAAATCCATACCGAAATTTTGACCTGCGTTTGCATTGCCAAAACCACCAGCAGTGCCACCGGGACCGGAACCTCGTCGACCACCCCCCGCTCTTGCGCCACCGGCGGTACCACCACTATCATTATAGTTTGGGATACCACCCGGACCTTTGTGCGGTGGGTTACTATCATAGAGATCTAACTCTTCTAAAAGTTTTGCTTCGGGTTCGGTAATGTAAGCTAACTTAACTTTGTGTTCGCCCGCACCATAAAATTTAGGTACTTTGGTCTTTAATAAATTTTCCGTAATACCAAAACGACGTTGTTCGTTTTCTGTCATATCATTTCCAACACTGCCACCTGTACTAAAACCAGTTAGTGAACGCATAGCTTGAATTAATTCATTACCACTATAACCAGCAGCCACCAAAGCGCTAGCAAGAGAGGCTATTGTACCTTTACCAACACCATACTTAACTTGATTTTTCACATCATCTTTTGCCGGACCGTAAATTGGTCTGTACTTGTCGCCCATTATCTACCGCCACCGTTAAAAGGTTTATTAACTTCAGCAATTGTGTCTTTAACGTTCTCAGTCATCTTTAAGGCTTTGTCCATCATTTTAGCTTGACTGTCGCGTTCGAGTTTTTCTGCACCAATAGCAGAGCGAATAGCCAAGGCATCTTTTTGTTGTTCAATACGTTCTTTATCCGTAGTTTTTCTATCTTTAGCTTTTTTCTTCTCTAAGTCCAGTTTTTCTTCAGCTTCTTTTGCTTTACGTTCTTGTTCGGTCATACGTAAGTTAAGCTCTTCTTTTTTAATTTCCACTAGTGGATCTTGCATCGAATCTTGCATAAGTGTTTCTAGTTCTGCTACGAACTCAGCGATCAAATCAGACTCACGTTCAGCCACTCTATTTTGTACATCCATCATCATTTGCTGTTGCATCATTTGTTGTTGTTCTGGTGGCATTTGCATCATTTGTTGTTGCACTTCCAACTGCACTTCTTCTTGCGCTTTGATTGAAATATGTTGCATAATGTGTGCTTGAACATTTGCCATAACTTGTGGACTGCCTTTAACAACAGAACTATTCATTAATGCAAAATGTGCTTCAATGTGGGCATCGTGATTTTGTCCTTGAAACGCTTGGGCTGGTACGCCAGCTAACATTTCTGCGTTCTCTGTTGCTGGGTCTTTAGGCTGTGGTTGTGGCGGTGGTGGTAAAATTATTTCAATATTTTGTACTCCCATAGCTTCATACATACGACGATAGGCTTCATGTAAGTTGTGCATTTGTGGGTTGCTTTGTGCAAGTTGTAATTGTTGTTGTGCTAAAGTTACGCGTTGGGTAATAGAAAAAATATTAGGATCAGATACTGGTATTACATCAACTCGAGCGTCAAAGTCTTGTGCTTTCACTGCTTGATTACCGCCCACCACTTGATACGGATACACTGGTGGTAAAGTTTCTGCAAACAACGTAGCAAGTAATTTAAACTCTTTACCTTGTGCCATGTGCATTCTTTTGTGAATTGCTGACATAACTTTCATACCACGTTCAAGCAACGCCATAGTAGTGCCAACTGGATTAACTTCATTGCCTTCACCTAGTTTCATATCCGCAACTGCAGCAAAAGATTTACCGCTTTCAATAACAAAACCTAACAGCTGAAACAAAGTAGCTGATGGTTCTTTGTAAGGTAGTGGTACTAATGAGTTTCTAATTTCACCTGCGGGTGCATCAACATCTCTAAACTCGCCGGGAACTAAAGGTTGGTCGTCATCACGAATACGTAGCCCTCGAGCTTTGAAGCCTGCAGGTAAGTTGGCGAGAGTTCCTGCATCAATAAGTTGTCGTAATATAGAGGTGGCGGATTTTGAGAGACCACCGAGCATATGAATAAGGCCAAAACCATAAAAGCCAAGGCCGGGCAAAAATTTGTAATGTACAAAATACTGTTTTTTAATTTTAAGTGGATCCGTTTCATTCCAGTTTCTTCTAATTGATAATACTTCTCCTGAAGTCTCTTCAATAGTTACAATATATGGTAAACTAATGCCAGTCTCTTCGCCTGCCTCATTGGCATCTTCATAGCCGGGTAAATCTAAATCGGCATGTATTTCTAGTAATGTGTGAATATCATCTTTGTTGTAAACTTTTCTCTTGCCATCTAATTGATCAATCTTATCTTGCACCTCACTTGGATCAGTATTGCTAGCATCACCAATCTCAATGTCACGATAAAAACCTGAGACTTGAAATTTACGTAAAGCGTTGCCCATCATTTTAACAACGTGAGTAAGACGTGTGCACGTCATCAAATCAGTAGCTTCATACGGCACTACTAGATCTTCTGATGACACAAACTTAGATACAGGTCGTCCTAGAGTATTATCAAAATAAATTTTACGGAACGCCGAACCCGAAAGGGGGAGATGAAAAAGCATTTGATCGAGTTCGGGTTCGTATTCCTCCATGACATGCGTCAGTTGGTAATTCATAAATTCTTTAACGCGATTTGCTTGCGCGTCTACTTGTGGATTAGTTGCACCCATAACTTGAGTTTTTACTGGGCCACCTGCAGGGAATAATTCTTTATAAGATTGCGCTTGAAACTGTGTGACTGATTCAGCTAATAACGGATGACTTACTCCCGACGAACCCGGAAACGGTTCGTTACGATCTTCATAATTTAAACCTAGTAAACCTAAACCTTCAGCATAAGTAGACGACCAATCAGCACGAGCGTCTTTGTCGCCTTCGTACGCCTCAAGTAATTCTCTAGCAATACTATCTAAATCACCGTCATTTAAAAACTCTGCTAAGTTTTCAGTGTGTCCTTCTGACATCTTAACATCAGAACCAAAATTAATAGTAGCACCACCGTCCGCATCTAGTTGTGGGTCACCGTCCATGACTTCAACATCGGCTGCATTCATATCAAATTTTAATTGTTCTTTTAGCGGCATCTCCCGATCTATGGCCATACTACGCTCTCATCATTGACATGATGCCTTCTCTTTTAGGTGACATACCCATATCTCTACGGTCGCCACCCATCATTCTAATAAACTCTTCTAGTGTGCCTTGAAAACCTTGTTGTACTGCTCGGTCGTAGGCTTCTACTATGTCTGACGGATTAGCGCCCGGCATTGCTGTTTCAATAAGTTTCATAACTTCATCAATGTCAGTATCAAAAGTTCCACCGGGATCATCAATGAATGGCGGTGATTTGTAGTCATCATCGTCGTCAGGATCACCTGACGCAATGCGCATACCGTCTTGGTAACCCATACGGCCACCATACGCTGCCATCTGTGGTGTGTTAATACTACCCACACCTTGTTCGCTAGCACCTTGAATTTTTTCTTGTAGCATTTGTAGTTCGTCTCTACTTAATGACGAACGAATAATATTAATACCTTTTTCACCCATGGACTGTAGAATTTGAATTGCCATGTTAATTTTTTTATTAGGATCTCTTTCGTTTGATAATGCTGCTGCAATACCCGCTTCAGTATTAGCAGATCGACTAGCCATTTGCGGATTAGGGTTTGACATCATTGCCATTTCTGCCGGACCACCATTTTGATAATTTATTCTGCCGCCATAAGACATGGCTGCAGGAGGCCTGAAACCCATTTGAAATAATTCTGCATCAATAGCAGAAACATCTTCTCCTGCGCGTATTAAATCTTTTCGTATGTCTAAAAGTTGACTTACTCTGTTATTGCTCATACCCACTGTGCCTGTTGTTCCTGCTTGAAAACCTATACGTCCACCTTTGTTCATCATTTCTTCGTCTCTTAGACCCATAGCTTCGTCAATTTTAAAACTTATATAATCATCAAATGAAAGCGTATCAGGAATTTGATTAAGTTGTCTAGCACTTAAATATTCTTGAAATATTTCTCTACGAAGTTTTTCGTCCATATAGTTTTACCCCTTAACGTTAATTTTTAGCATATATTATATTTTAATGCTAGTGTTTATCTTTGTCTTCTTAGTTTAACATTTCCAACGCCTACGAGCTTGCCTTAATCTAGAATTAGGGTCTGCTGCTGCTTTAGGAAATTTTTTCATTTGTCCTGCACTACGTGCACAATAAGATTTACGTCTTTTTGAGTCTTTACTACCTTTTTTGACTTTACCAGTAACTGCTGTTTTAAGTTTTGATCCCGGATTATCGCGTCTATAGCGTGCAACGCCCGCTTTAGTCATACCGGCACCAGTTTTTGTCGATCTAAAATATTTTTTAGTCTTTGGTGGTTGTTTATCCTGTTTTCTTGCCATTTGCTACCTGTATTGGCCTCACGGTTTTCTTAATTGCTGTTTATGTCGACTCATGGAACCACCAGTTGCTGCTTTTTTGCGTTTTGCAAACGTAGCTACGTTAGTTGGTTTACCACCGGGATTACCTGCAGCGCGTTTTCGTCTGACAGCACTCGCCTTTTGCGACTTTGTCATCCGTGTGGCTTTGGCAAGTGGGACGCATTTGGGATATTTCCGTTTTGAGCCTTTGCTCCGTCCGCAGGGTTGATACTTCCCGTCTTTTTTGGGAGCACCAATGTCCACCCATTTATCTTTTACCCATTTCCGTAGCCCGTTCTTTGCCATTAGACATACTTGGTTACTTTACGACGGTCATTCATGACCGCACCACAGCCTCTAGCAATACCACCGTTACCAAACTTAATTCTACCACCGTCAGCTTTTTTATTTTTCTTACCGCCCGGTGTTATTTTGCCTGAACATACTCCTGACGCGTACATATTAGCATACGCTGAAGGATAAACCTTAAACTTACGCTTTGCTGCAGCTTTACCTTTGGGACAAAGTTTTGCCATTACTTACCTTTTTTTGTAATTTTTTTAGTTTTCTTTTTCTTCTTCTTTTTTTTCTTTAGAAGATCGAAATCAGCCTTACTAATTTTACCATCTTTATTAGCATCAAGTTTTACTTGACCGCCTTTTAGATAGCCTTTTTTCTTTTTATCAGTTTTCATCACAGTAGTCTTCCCTAATTGTGCACGATTAATCATGCACTATAGTAATCGATTACTTCTGTTCTTTCAAGCCGTAAAAATAATTAGTGTCATCACCCGCTGTCCATTTACTTATAGATTCTACGTTATATTCAATGGTAGATACTTTAAAGTCAGGTTGTTTAGGCTCAGACGGTGTTAACGATTTATCATAAAATAAAGTCCTATTGTTGGGCTGTGCCGCAAAATGCCCGTTATCCAACTCTAAAATATTAAAAGATTTATGTTCCTCTGGTACCTGTGAATAGTTAATGTTAGGTAAATTATGGTCAGCATGACAGCTATCTATCGTAAACAAATATTCACCTTGATACCATTTTTTAGAGGGAGACAAATATTTTGCTCTTGGAGGAACCGTTATTTTTTCAATAACAGTTATATGATAACTAAAAGCATCCCATAATTCTAGCTCCTCTAAACCAATATTTTCTTTTACGTCTGGTGATGAAACAAAAGCTGAGATAGGAAGTTTGTCGTAAAGTGCTGCATATTCAGGTAAATAAGTTTCAAAGTATAACGCTCTACCTTGTATTGATTTGCATGTTGCCCATATGCCTTCAACAAATTCACCATGACCTTTTTTATGGTCATACAAATATTCTTTTTTAACATAAACTTTTATTGGTGGAACGTTTGCTACTAAAAATGACATTAATAAAATACTCTCCTTGTGTTATCGACGGGTTCAGGTTCGTAGTCCATCCGCAATTGAATAAGTCCAGATTGTCTAAACCGCATCAACGCTTGCGTGACCGTATCTACGTAATCGTCATTCTCACCATACGGGAAAGCTGCACATTCTTCAATAACTTCTTCAGCAAAAGTTCTACCTTCAGGATAGTACACACAACCTGATTCAAAAATAGGTGCCACTGAATTGACCCGCGACCGCTTATCATTGCCCCGTGTCGGCGTGTAGTTAGTAACCGGAATACCCGCACGACGTAGTTCGTCGGTCAAGGGCATACCACTAGACTTGGCTTCAATCAAAACCATTTCAGGTTCCCAGTAATTATATTCTTTCAACGCAACATCTTTAAGTTCTGGAAAGTCGTAACGACCACGACGGGCATCTAATAAAATTAACGACGCCCGTTGATCTTCGGGCGCAAACACACCCCACGTGGTAATCGCAGAATAATCCGCAGTTTCTTTTTTACTAAAGGCGGTATCGTAACTTTGAATAATGTAATGCAAATCAGGTATTTCTTTTTCTGCCCATGGTCGCCACCACTCGCGTTTTAAGATGGCGCCTTCTTCGGAAGTAGGTTTTTGCATCCACTGCGCATTCCATTTAGAAATAGCCAAGGACGCTTTGACTGACTCAAGTTCAGATACTTTCCAATACTCGGGCCATGTCGGTTCACCACTATCCATAATTGCGGGAAACTCAACTACCTCCCATTGATCCGCTTTGGGTTCGACTTGGGCTTTCATTAGTTGACCAGTTAAGTCGACCGTCGACCAACGGGTCATAACCAACACAATCGCACCGCCGGGTTGTAGACGTTGTCGTGGACCAGAGGTATACCATTCGTAAGCGTTTTCCATCGCTGTTTCCGATAGGGCGTCTTGCTCTGAATGCGGGTCGTCGATAATTAATAAATCCGCACCACGACCAGTAATCGCACCACCAACACCCGCAGCAAAATATTCACCACCAGCGTTCGTGTCCCAACGGCCGGCAGCCTTGGAATCTGCTTGTAGTAAAGTTTCTGGAAAAATATGTTTGTAGTCAGTAGAATCTATAAGCTGTTTAGTTTTACGACCAAACCTTTGTGATAGCTCGGCAGTGTGCGAAGTCTGAATGATTTTGGTCATCGGATTTTTTCCCATGATAAATGCGGGTAACATGAAAGATGCAAATTCAGATTTTGTATGTCTGGGTGGCATATTCACTATTAATCGTTTTAAGGTACCCTTAGCGATTCTATCAAATTTTTCGGCTATGATTCTATGGTGGGTCCCTTCTACAAAATGTGGCCACATGTATTTTACAAAATCTAAAAAATTTTCTTGTGCTTTACGGGTCCCTTCTTTCTTTTGTTTTAACTCAAGGAGTTCTGCGAATAGCTTTCTTTTTTCAGGTTCAAGGTCGGTTAGGTGGTCTTTAAAATCTTTTATGTCCATACTCTATGTGTAGATTGTTATATATATACTAGTATATAAGTAACATACACACAAAAGGGGGTGTCGACAAGTCTGCAAAACACTTTGAGTTTTGAGATAGTTACAGGTACCCTTAATAGGAGGACGCGCCCGAAGGGCGCGTCCGACTATCAGCGAGCGAGCGAAGCGAGCGAGCTTTTCGCCGAGCCACAGGCGAGGCACAAGATGTTGTGTCAAGTAAAAAGTTTAACACTACATATAGTAGCGCCCGAAGGGCGCTACTATATCTGGTAGGTACAAGCCGAAGGCCTACTACATATTGTGTCAAGTAATTTATTTACATTAGATAGCAAAATAGTTGTAGCATTTTATAGCAAATCATGCTAGATACTGTGGTATGGAAAGACATGCACATTATAGAAAGAAAAATAATATGTTACATAATAATATGCATGATATGTCTACTTTTTCATTTCCAGTTGAAATGCAAGAGTTGACTCACAAGATAAACGGCGAGACACATCCGACGAACTATAAGGCAATTGTTCGCACTGATAGCAATCACTTGCTACACGTGGCGGGCGATAAGTATAAGCTAGTTAGTCATGATAAAGTCTTTGGCGTTTATAACGATCTGATCGCAAAAAGCGGTCTTAAACTAGATAACATTGAAATCAATGATGAAGTATTTGACAACGGGCGCAAAGCGTCCCGCGTGATTACTTTCAAGGATCATGAAGTTAATGTTAACGGTAGCGATAACCTAGCGTTACAGTTACAGCTAAAAAATTCATTAGACTCAACTTGGGTTGCATGGTCAGTATTCGGTGCAATTCGTTTTCTATGTATGAATGGCTGTGTTTTTGGTGATTGGTCTTTTCAATCAAAAAGAAAACACACTGGCGGGTTTAACCCGTTAGCTGAATCTAAAAAAATAGGCAACGCTGTTGAAGGGTTCAATACTAATTTTGAGCAAGTTCAACAATGGGCAAATACTATGATCTCATGGGAAGATGTTAAAAAAATCTACTCTGAAACCATAGCTAAGTCTAACCGCTCAACAACTCAACGATTAATTAAAGACAGTACTTCTGATTATTCAGAAAATGTTGTTGATGTATTAATGCGACAATGCGAGCGGGATGCAACGAGCAAAAAGCCGTCTCTTTGGAATGTTTACAACGGGGCAACTTATTGGTCAACGCACGCTGGGCGTGAAGATGCAGGAACTATCAGAGCCACTGCAGGACTTCACAACGTCCAGCACACTAGACAACAGAAAGTTTCAGCAATGCTGAATTCTGATGTGTGGTTACTTTATACTAACGGACTAAAAACCGTTAATTAATCAAATAGCGTGTCTTTCCATATTACGCCACCTAGTGAAAACTAGGTGGCGTTTTTAGTTATCGTACTATCTATTCCCTGAAGGGAATAGATAGTGCGGGTCTTTTACGAGAAAACTTTAAAAATTCTCTAAAAAAAAAAAATAAAAGCTACAAGCGACAAGCGACAAGCATTGTTTCACGTGAAACGAGCGAGCGAAGCGAGCGAGTTGTGGCGAAGCCACAAGCGTTCACTATCTGCCGAGCGAAGCGAGGCACTATATGTAGTAGGTCGCCGCTAGGCGACCTACTATATGTTGTGTCAAGAACTTTTTTAAAGTTCTTTGACTACTGGTACAACTTCGTAGCCTAGTGACTTGATGTGTCCTATGTCCCAATGGCTCAAGGTTTTGGTACCTGTTAGAACACAGAAGGTTTTAGCTTTTTCGCACATAGGATAAATCAATTCATTACCATACACACTTCGTACTTGCACTTTTATTTCCATATCTTTCTCCTCGTTTAAATTAACATCATTATAGCATAATGCTATAATGATGTCAAGTATTTATTTTAACTTTGAGGTAAGTAATTGTCTAGGTCATGTTCGTTTTGTAGTTCGTTTATTCTTCGTTCGTATAATTCTTCGTCTTCTCTGCTTGGCTCACCTTTGCCGATCAAATCTTTTATGACTACACCTAGTCTTTCGATTGAGCGTATGTCTGCTCGTTGTCTAAGCAAATCTTCTTTGATGTCTAGCAAAGTTAGAACAGCTACTGTGTTAGTATTAAAAACAGAGAAACCGTGTTTGTTTTTAAATGTGTTATTGTCTCGTCTTGTCTTGTTCATTATTTATCTCCTCGTTAAATTAACATCATTATAGCATAATGCTAGTACTATGTCAAGCATTAATTTAAATTAATTTCGTTAGGTGGTGAGAGGGCTACGCCCTCTCACCTTTTCCAACGAGGAAACTTTATGCCACTCGTACGCTATCTGGTATAAGTTTAGCGTAATCATTTAGTATATCGTTCGATGTACAACGGTCAACGTACAATTGTAAACCTTCTAGCCAATCCTCTTGGTCGCCGTCACTAGATACTGAAATGCTGTCGGTGATCTGCGTAATTGCAATCAACATAGCTACAACGTATTTGTCATATGGTTTTCGTGCTGTCTTACAAAACTCAAACGCTCCCTTTGAGAACTCTTCGTCGCTCTCGTAGTCGTCCTTCGGTCGTTGCTTTCGAGTTAAATAAAAGGTTTCATGACTGTCATCACCTCTACCATTAAATAAAATAGAGTCGTAGGTAATGGATAAGTTTTGTGAGTCGGTCGGTTCGTTATCTAGTATAACACCGTGATTATCTTTTAGTATTGTTTTCGCTACCTGACGAACGTTATCCCATTCGTCTTCGGTTAGGTCTCTAGTCTGTCGCCAGTAATGAGTATATCCCATTGTTCTTCCTTTCGTTGGTTAGTTAAAACAACAGTATAGCATATTGCTATACTATTGTCAAGTGTTTATTTTTGGTAACCTCGTTTTTGTTTTACTGCATAAATCCAATCATTGACAGCCTGACAAAGTTTCCATTCAGCTTCACACCTTTTTTTATTTTCTTTCAAATGTGGATCACAATCAGTTACAGAATTAAAACTAATATGTGACAATTCATCAGTAATAATCGTTTCTCTATCCGCTATGCCTGTACTAATCATATCTAACATTTTTCTAGTTAATACTACTCTACTCATAATCTTACCTCGTTGGTTAAATTAAAAACCTATTATAGCATAATGCTAGTACTTTGTCAACAACTAATTTAATTTATTTTTTCTTTCACTAGCTGGTGAAATGTTTCGTTTTGGTTGAGAGCCAGAGTCTCGATTTTGAGACTCTGGCTCTAGTTATTATTTTAGTCTTGATATTTAGGGTCTGTCTCCATGTAGTTGCTGTGTGCATCTCCACCAAGAGCATTAAACCTATCTACCAACTCATTGTTGAGTTTCTTAAACGCATCGATATATTTCTTAGTTAAACCGATTTCGTATCCGTTTGCCTTAGCGTCTTCGATACGAGCTAGCTCAATCTTCGCAACTTCCATCATTCGAGTAAGTGCCCACTCTTTAGGTGTTCCTTCTTCTGATGGGTTGAAACGCTCCCACTCTATCAACTCAACTAGTTGTGTAGTGTAGGTGTTTGTTTTATATTCTTTATCCATAATTATTCTCCTCGTATTATTTTTATTAATAGCATTGTATACCATAGTCTAGTACAAATGTAAAGAACTATTTTCACTGCCTGTGGATAAGTTTCGTTAGCTAGTGAACGAGCGAGGCGAAGCCGAGCGAGTTGTGGCGAAGCCACAAGCGACAAGCGACAAGCGAGGGCGAAGCCCGAGCTTCGTTGGATAAGGAACAAGCTCATAATACCCCGCCCTCTTCCACCCTTATACCCTATCATACTTTGCGAACTTTGTCAAGCATTTTCTAGCATATAAATGTGGATAAGTTTCGTTATCTGCTGGACGTTGGTCTACGGAAATTAGTCGCTTGTCGCTGAAAGCGACAAGCGACTGAGGGTCTTCACTATCTGCTGAAAGCCTTCGGCTAACGGACTATGATCGTCGAGGGTGGGTCGAGGTTCACTAGCTAGTGAACTATGAAAAAGTTTTGGCGGTGAGAGGTCGACGGTCGAAATCATAATAAATTTCAACCCGTGATTTACCTTGTGAAAAGCAATTTGGTGAGGTGAAAAAAATACAGTTTTGTTATCTCTTGTTATTTTTAATTCTACTGTAAAAAAATGACCTCCCGCTACACTGCCTATCAAGTCGGGCATACCTCTACTGATAGAATTTTCTAATCTATTCCAACGAATTTTAGGTGTGTTGGTTTTCACCATCTGCCATAATTTAGTTTCTGTTTTGGCTTTCATTTTTCACGATAACAACTTTCGCTGTGGCGATTGTACTCTTATGCCTCTTGCATTCACCGAGACTAGGTGGCAGGTGGCGACCCTGTCGCTTTCTAAAAGTACAATCGGCATAGCGATTGTTTAGTGGCGATAACTTGGTACGCAAATGTTTGAGTTATCATTAAGAGTATTGAACTAGTATTCACCACTACTCACCACTTGTTTACGCCTTTCATTGTCTACTGGTCTCCTTATTTTAAGTGTCTTACGCGACACTACTCGAGGGCGGTTTTATCCCTTTTCACAGTAGGTCGAGAGAGCATGCTGAGCGGAAAGCTATTCATGTATAACCGCCTTCTGTACATTCGCATTCGATTACTCTCTCTATTAGTCATTATGTACTTAACCAATATTTATATTATAGCACAATGCTACTTACTTGTCAACATTTAAATTAATAAATAATTTCTCAAATATCGGTTGTCCTTGTTCTTCAGTATACTCGGGTTCTTTATATTGTCGGTGTTCTCTATTAGTCCAACGAAGCCATTTAGCAAAATTCCAATCGTAGCTTTGAGTTTCGTCGTACTCAAAAACAAGGTCTTGTCCGCTATCTACTGTATCAGTCATTACACTACCTCCCGAAACACCGAGTTCTTGAAGTATATTATACCATCCACATCATCTATCCTAGCTATGGGGTTTAGTTTCTGTTCTTCATCAGATAGTGTGCCTAACCTACACCAGTTGGTGTGTCTATATTTTCGTTTACATCTTTTATCTATAATATCTTTGTGTATATCAACTACAATCATCTTCTACCTCCTCAATATCTATGTCATGTTTATCTAAATCATAGTACATAATTGTTCCGTCTCTTGCGTCGTCTTCATCATCTGCTTCAATGATAAATTCATTGTGAATTGTTATTTTAAATTTTGGCATTATTCTACTACTCCCCTATCTAGTATAGCTTTTACTTCATCAGCAGTATAAAACGGCACACAAGTTTTGTTATCTAATAGAATTTCTAGTCCTCGTGCTTGAGTTATTTCGTTATCTGCTATAGCTTTGATAATCACGTTCAGTTGAAACTCGCAACTATCAAAAAATCTACTATCTACTGTACTCACTACAGTCCCGCAATACTAGTAAACGTATACAGACAAATACAAACTGTAATCGCTATCATCCATAAAACTAAAATGTTTTCCATTACTCTTCCTCGCTTTCTAAATGGTCTTGCCATGCTTTATGTATTTCTTTTTTTAAATAAATAATATCATTTTCATCATTGCAAATATCTACTAATACGTTTGCAATCCATTTGCTATAATCTTCGTCTAAATAGTATTCTACCATTTCTTTGTTTATCATTCTTCCTCGCTTTCTTGTTTTTCTTCTGCTTCTAATCTAACGTAATCACTATCACCTTCAGTAGCTAGTGTAATTATTACATTCTCGTCGGTATCGACATAGTATTCGTGAGGTAGGTAAGTTAGTCCATTCCGTACCCCACGAAATATTACTTTGTTTTCAAACCATGCGTTATCTAACAAGTTTTTTAGTTGGTCTACTAACATTATGCCACCACCTTCAACTCAATAGTTTCAGCAGATATGGTAAGAGTAATATCACTACCATTAGCTACACTAGCTAACATAGATGAAGACATTTCCACAAACTCACCGAAGTCGTCGCCACTTACTAAATAACTATCTTCCCAAACATTTTCGTTAGTGCTAGGATCATAGCCCTCAGCATAAACAGTAAAACCTTCCGTGCTTGGAGTTTTACCCTTAGCTAGTGAAAAAGCATTCATTAAATAAATGCCGTCGTCTTTTACAAGATAGACACCTTTTTTAGAAGTCGTCTCGTTCGTATAAGGTAGCTTAAACTTTTTTGCTTTTAAAGTCTGTTGTGCTAACTTACGTAAGTTATCGTTGCTTTTAAATTTTAAAGTGTGCATTGTTATTCCTTTCTATTTAATTAAGTTCTAATTATAGCATTTATTAGCATACTGGTCAAACTAGATGTAGTAGGTCGGTTAAAATAAATCACTAAATGTAGTTTTATGGGTAATACACCATAACTAGTTCATCATCTGCCATAGCTTTTTCTAAATATATTACTGCACTACGAACGTTTTTGCTGACATCTTTCTCATGATGTTTATTAACAAAATTACGTAGTATATTTATTGCCTCTGTTAATTGGTCTTCTGTTATGTAGTCTGCCATAATTATCTCTTTCTGTTTTACTCATAACACCCCAATTTAGGGGGTGCTATGGGTAGGCTTACTTTCTTTTCGTTAATCCTCGTGCTTCCTACGAAGACTTTTTTCTTTATTTGTCTTCTTCTTCTTGTATGGTCTCTGCTATATGGAAAAACAAATCCAAAGCAGGAGATTCTTCCCTCCATTCGTCAGGCTTTTGTTCTGGTGTTTTTTCTTCCTCATCTATTTCTTTTATCCAATCATTATTATCTACTTGAACAACACGATATTCTGCCTGTTCGTAGGCTTCATCCATTTTTTTATCCAACCTGTCCTTCAATTGCTTTAAACAATATTCTTTAGTACCTTTTTTATCTTTACCAGTTGCCCAAGCCTTTACAAGTCCACTGGAGGTTTTTGCTACAAATGTATATTTCATAATTTAGTCTCCTCGTTATTAGTTAATTACTGTATTTATTAGATATGAATTTTTAACGAATGTCAATAGCATTATGCTATTTATTTTATTATTATGCTATTTAATTTACATTGACATCATTTACCACATATAGTAGGTTGCTAGTTATGACACACAAGACAGTTTTTTCCCCTTACACTAGCTTACGAAATAAAATTTCAGCAGAATTATTTTTGTTGATGGGAAGCCACAAGCGACAAGCGAAAGGGACAAGCGCAAGCGAAAGGGACAAGCGAAACAAGGAGGACTAATGGGCGTACCAAGCAGACTTACAGAAAAACAAATTATATTCATACAAGAACTTGTTTACAATGAAGGTGAAATTACGGCGACAGAGGCTGCAATTAAAGCAGGCTATCCCGAAGCTAGTGCTAGATCTAAAGCCTCAATGTTGCAAAACCCTAAGTATTACCCGTTGGTTGCTGAACGTATCAAACAGGAACGCCAAGAACTACAAAAGAAATATCAGATCACGGCTGACAAACATTTTAAAAAATTACAAGAGATACGAGACCGTGCTTTAGAGAACGGTTCTTATTCTGCCGCCGTCAACGCAGAAGTAGCAAGAGGCAAGGCAGGTGGTTTATACATTGACCAAAAGATTATTAAACACGGTAAGTTGGATCAATTGACTGACCAAGAAGTAGATGAAAAAATCGCTGACTTGATGCGTGAAATGAAGATTATTGACGTACAAGCAGAAGAGATACCAATACCAAAAGACAAAAAGAAAATTAATTAAGGTTTCTTAATATGTTTTTTCAAATAATCTAAAAACCAGTCGTTGTCTCTAAACACACCCATCAAATAATTTGTGATTTGATTAACCACTATTTCTTCGTTATCATCTTCTTTCAAGGCACCGTTGGCTTGGTTCAAGCCACTACCATACACGCAGGCATGCAACACTTCATGCAATAAAGTATTAGCTTTTTCTTGGCCACCTAGTGAGTTTTGAATCTGTATCACACCTTCTCTAGATTTGTACTGACCAAAACAATCTGTCAATTCATCTAACTTAAAATCAGGAGCTATCCATTCAATATCAATATCTCGATACCCGACTTTAACTCCTGTAGGCTCGCCTTTTTCAGGTTCTACCACAGTTGGTTTTTTCTTTTTATTTATCATAGCGTCTCTCCTTTATTTTAACATAATTTTCCTATAGGGAATATAGGGTATATACGAGAATTTAATTTCTCTAACTTTAGTTTTGCAAACGTAAAATGTATACTGTTCAAAGTATACATTTTGGATACATTTTGGTATACATATTTTGTTAATAATTCTTTATATTTCAACATTTTTTAAACATAATTTCCAATGTATCCCATGTATCCGTGTTTATTTTACAAAATATTTATTTTTTAATATTTATTATTTTATACCTTATATAACATCGTCCCACGCCCGGCGCCCGTCGACCCTCTTACCACGCTCAAAGACCGCAGTTTACAAGGGTTTTTACCAAATTTCGACCGTCAATATAGCCGTTTATTACCGCTTAATTATCGTCCAATGTATACCGGCAGTCGGTCGTTGGGCTATTGCTCGTGCTTTTTACGTAGCTTCTGATAAAACTCACTGTCAACATCTACCCGATCTTCTTTAGGCCGCATTGGGCCACAATCTAGACACAAATCATAGTCATAGCAGTAGTCTAACGTAACAAAATCACGACAACCTACACATTTCATTCCTTGCTTTCTCATAATTACTATATAATGCTATTTAAAACGTTTGTCAATTCTTTTACCATATAATTTTGACCATGCCCAACTGTGTACCTTACCCGACCAAATATAAATCTTGTTCACTAGATACCGTAGCACACTATACCTCTTGTGCATAACGGCTCTCACAATATAGTTCGAACGATTTTAAGCGCTCGCCGTAGTCTGTTAGATGTTGCTCTAACAACAACATTTTATTGTCGTGAATAAATTTGTGACAACTCCAATCGTCGTGAAATGTCTTCAGTTGGTACTCACGCTCTAAGTTGTACTCGGTGCCATGAAACATTAATACTATAGTGATTACCCAATACATTATCTGCCTTGGCCTCGATAGGGTTTGAAGCTACGCTTCTTGTGTTTGTTCATGGTGCTGAGTATCGGATTGCGACCAATCGACGTGCCCTTGTGCGTGTGCTCGTGACTGTTGCTAGCTTGATACTTTTTGACCATTACAACTCCTGTATTACAATTATTAACCTATATTTTTCTTTTGCTCCGATAATAGTATTCGGCACCAAATCTATTTTACGTATGTCAAACGACGTATTGGGATTAGATCCAAAACCCATTGGCACTGCTAGCGACACGCGAGCGTTCGCGCCTTCGGGACTTTCACAAAATTTCTCCAATCTTGTCACCAATTCTTTAGTTGTCCACTTAACCATTCAACTCTCCTAAGTTATAATATTTTTCACAGCGTTTCAACCACTCGTATTTATAATCATCCAAGCGATTACCATTGATAGTAAACATCTGCAAATTCATGCCACGCGAGGCCATTAAAATTACCCCTGCTTCTATCTTGGTGCCGTACAAAGCGTCGTGAGCCATGGCGTAAGCCGCCAATTGTAAATAATAATCTTGCACATAACGTTCTTCTTTGGGCTTGTTGGTTTGTTTAAAATCTATAATCGCAGGTTGGTCGCGCCATACTCCGACACAATCTGCGGTACCACCATAAAACGTGGGGTAGTACAAGGTTACTTCGGTGCCCCAATACTCATCCATAGATGGCAGGGCACTGCGTATAATAAGCTGTGCCATACGCTTGCCGATAACACCAATGTTGGTTTGATCGTCATAGCCAACGCCTTGAATATGACACTCAATAAACTTATGCATTGCCGTACCTACTGAAGCGGCTTGATTTTTTATAGCTTCAGCTTGTTCGGCACCGACGCGTTGTTTCCAACGTTCTAGTCCTGCTAAGTCTTCTTTCTTTTTGGTGTTCGATAGTATTGTGGTTACGGAGGGCAAGAACTTGCCTTCGCCCTCGTAATGCCTGCGCCCATTGACCGTCTTCCGACGCACTTCGTGGTACGGATATTTATCGATGAGCAGTGAAGTTTTATTTTGAATGGCCATTCAATTTTAGTGCTTTGGTTTTGTCACTTACTAAATGCTCTATTAGTTTAGCTAGTGATAACGTTGCACCAAATTCTTTTGACATAGCTTTCTGTACTAGGGTCAAATCTTGGTACGCCTTTTTCGAAATTGAGACGGACGTGTAGCGACTGATGTCGGGCATCATTTTACCTTTCTTGTTGTTTAGTTACTTTACGCTGTGTTTTCGTAACGTGGACCAATGGCTTGCGTTAACGAAACTTCTAATTCTTTAAGTCTATCGCGTAACTCTTGGTTCTGCTCACGAAGAAATTTATTTTCATCGTGTAACCTTACCGTTGCATTGTCCATTACAGCAAATTGTAACGTTGTATTATCATCAAAAATCATGGAAACCTCCACATTTTATTATAATTTACGCTATTATATAGTAGAATACTATTGATTGTCAACTATATATAGTATATAATCAATAAAAACACACAGAAAGAACAGAAATATGAACGTTGTAGTACATTTTAATAAACGTAAAACTCAATTTAACTATAGTTATTTAGATTATCCGCATAAATTTACCAAAGCCAACATCAACGCGGCCGTAAATCATTACCGCGAAATCATGAGTACAGCTAGGTTTGCGCGTTTAACTAGCGCACAACAAGAATCCGTGGTATGCTTGCGCAGAAAATGGGAAACTTTAAAGTACGCTAGGGTATATAATTAATGCGCGTGGAATTAAACAATCGTCGACCTTGTTATAAAGAAACTATTCGAGACAGCAACGGCACACCGTATTTACTAACGGTGTCTTTTGAAAAAGACACAGTAAAAGAAGTGTGGATCAACGGTGGTGGCAAGGCAGGCACTGAGCGTTTTGATATACTAACTGAATTAGGCCGACTAGTTTCTGTAGCCTTACAGAACGGCACTCCCATGGAAGACTTGCGTTCTTGTGCTACTTATCATACCGACGGCAGGCCTTCTACTATTGTTGGTGAGGTATTTAACAGTCTAGAGAAGTTTGATACTACTCCGTAGTTTCGTCAGGGTCAAACTCAGGATCAAATTCAAAATCAAACTCTAAATCGCTTTCAAAACTAATGTCTTCTGTGACTTCGTTTTGAAGTTTTTCATCTACCGTAAACATAAAAGATATTTTATTACCCATAGCACGAGCAATACCGATAGGTATGTAAACTAGTTTGCCGTTTTTGTATTGTTTGAATTGTTGGTTGCATAAAGAACAGAAATAAACATCGTCTTTAATAGGTTTCATTTGCGTTAGATTACGACAATTTGAACACACACTTACATTAATAATATTATCATCACTCACTTAGCGTCACCCCAGTTGTCAGCTAGGGCGTAATCAACCTTACTCGGTATATGTAGTTTAACACAGGTTTCCATTTTAGTCGCAATGTCCTTAGCTTGAGTTTCGTTTTCTACAGATATATTGAGTTCATCATGTACCTGTATATGTGGTATAATACCATCCTCTTCATATAAGTCTACCATTGCTTGTTTAGTTTGATCTGCCGCAGAACCTTGTATTAACTTGTTTAAGGCTTTGTAAGTTCCGGCTCTTTTATATTGACCGTGACCTTCAGCATCAATTGCTTCTTCTTTAGTTTTATAAAAACCTTTCTTACCAAACTCTCTTGGTTCGTAAAAAGGAAAGCGACACAACCGACCCTGCAAGGTTTTAATTTTGCCGCGTGCCTCTGCTTCGATCATTAAGTTCTTGGTTAGTTGTTTTACAAACGGCACTCGGCTTTGATAGGTGTTAATAATTTCTTCTGCTTCTTTACTATCAATACCTAACTCAGTCATAAGTTTGTGTTTACCCATACCATAAAACAAACCAAGATTAATTGTCTTTGCTTGTCCACGTGGTATCTGTGCAATGTCTGCCACCATCTGATGAAAGTCAGCCTCACCTTGGCGATAGCCTTCTACTATCTTACCAACCTCTAAATTATCCATGTACGCGTAGTGCACCACTAGTCTTGGTTCTTGTTGTGAGTAATCAAACGTGCCCCAACGTAAACCACGTTCAGGAACAAACAAACTACGGATTAGTTTTTTAATCTTAGGATTACGTGCAGGTATCTGTTGCAGGTTTGGATTGGAATAACTGAAACGACCAGTGACCGTCCCCCCATCATCACTGCGCATCTGATGTATTTCAGAGTGAATACGGCCTTTGTGTTGGTGTCGCATGATAGTTTCAATAAATGTACTATTGGCTTTGTTTAGTTCTCTTGCTTCGACAATCTTTTGTGCCAGTGGGTGTTCGTTGTTAGATAAAAAGTTTTTAGTAAAACTAGGTGCGCCAGTTTTAGGTGTGCGTGGATACTCTATCTTTAAATGATCAAAGGCTTTAGCAATAGAAGCTGCCGCCCATACCTCGACGTCGTGACTAGATATTTTCTTTATCTCTCGCATAATAGTTTTCTCTTGTGCGCTCAAAGTTTTACGTGCTTGTTCTGCGGCGTCAAGATCAACTCGAACACCATGAGCACGCATATCAATTAAACAAGGTTGTAGTCGACGTTCAAGATCATATATGCCTTCTAAGTTTTGTGCCGCAATCTCAGTTTGATTGTACAAAAACAAATCATAAGTCAAACGTGCGTCTGCTTCAGCGTACTCACCAACGTGCATAGCGGGTAGTTTGTACATTTCTTTTTTAGGATCAACGCCATGGTTCTTTGCTGCTTCGATCAATCTGTTTTCGTTCTTGGTTCGTCCTAGTTTATCTTTAGCTAAACTGTTCAAAGTAAACGAATATCTGTTTTCATCAATTAGTGCACTTGAAATCATAGTGTCGTGTATGATACCATTTACGGTTATGCCCATGTGTCTAAGCCAACCTAAATCATACGACGCATTGTGAAATATTTTTTCTGCTTTACTGCCAGCAACTTTCTTAAACCACTCCACCACAGTTTTTTTATTAAGATTACCGCCGCCGTGTGCAATTGGGTAATAGCCTTCCCAATCTGCCGTAGCGACAGCAATCCCTGTTACATAACCGTCGTTCCGCGCCCAACCTGAACCGTGCGTAATCAAGTTAACGTCGCATGTCTCTAAGTCAATCGCAATATATTTTTCTTTGCTAAGGTCAGGAAAATATTCTTTCGCTGTCCATTCTATAGGTTCGTTATACGTAAATAAATTAGTCTGATTCATGTAGCTCTATTAATTTCTGTATAAACCAAGTAGATTTTTTTAAGTCTTCTACTTGCTTGCCTTTATGTTCGTAACGCCATAAATATTTCATAGCACTACCTTGTAAATAATACTTAAATCCATCACCTAAGCAAGACTTAATAGCGTCAATGCATTCAATATCGCCGCGCTTGTAGTGTTCTGGATGGTTTACTGGATCTTTCATATAGATAACATAAAGTGCATATTGGTTTGTGGTAGTAATACATGCAACTCTTCCTTGGCTCTAGTGGCACCGACATAAAACACCCGTTGTTCGTCGTCCGCATTCTTACGATATTCGCTATAAGTCTTTATATTCATATCTGTTGCAAGCAATACTTTATCACATTCGCCGCCTTTTGCACCATGTATTGTGGATATTCTTATTCTTGGTGTCGCAAATATATCTTCTGAACCGTCATTCAATCTAATTAGATACGCTCTGTCTTGAATATTAATTTTATCTAAAGCCTGTAGCCAAGTACCTACACTGAACGGACCTAGTACTACTTTTAAAGTATCTAGATCGTATAGATGGTTGTCGTTAAGTTTATCAAACTCATCTTGAAAATAATCTTTAGTTTGTTTGTAAAAAAATATTTTCTTTAAAGTTTTTTTATCAACAGCACGTCCTTCACTTAGTTCTTTCCAACCAATGATAGCATCAAAGACACGCTTAGCGATTGGTTTGGTAAATTTTTTACGTTCAAGTTTTTCGTACCAAAGACCTTGCTCACGACAAGCGTCCTCTAGTTTTTTTAAAATAAAACGATCACGACCTAGTATCAACCAGTTGCCTTGTGAAAAATCTACACCTTCAATAACTTGATGATAGTGCACTTCGCCATCTTCTTTCCGGGCTTCCCATTCTTTCTCTATTCTGTTCTTAGTTAACTTAATTATGCTTTGCGCAAAATCTTGCACTGATTTTTTTAAACGATATGACTTAGGTAAAATTATTTCTTTGCCATTGTACTCTATAAAACGTTCAACATCAGCACCTAGCCAACGATATATGGCTTGATCATCATCACCTGCTAAATACAATTTGTTTGCTGTGGTTGCAAAATGCTCTACCATTGCCCACTGCAATGGTGTTAAGTCTTGTGCTTCATCAATAAAGACCACATCTAAATGTGGTAGTAAGTTTTCGTTGACTGCCTCATACAGCATATCGGTGTAATCAATAAAACCATTGGTTTCTTTATACGCATCATAGGCTTCAGCTACATAACTTAATTGTTTCCAATTTATATTAGTGGAGTCAGAGTATTTGTTGTAGTGCTCTTCTAACGAGATACCACGTGCCCGTGCTAAAGCATATTCGTTTAAATAAAAGTTCTCTGATATACCTGTCTCTGAGTCAACACTAGACATATTAAAACCAATCTTGTCACCAAACGCTTTAAACTGTTCTTTCTGCATTACCGCACGACCCTCAAGGTCGATGCAATGATAACCGCAAGAGTGCAGTGTCGAGAACCAACGAAAGTCTTTTTTCTCTAGATTAAATTTTTTAACCGCACGATCCCGTGCTTCCTCTGCGGCTTTTCTAGTAAAAGAAAAATAACCAATCTTCTTTATATCTGTGGTCAACATAGCTTCTTCTACATAGTTAAGCAAAGTGGTAGTTTTACCGGTGCCCGGCGGCCCAAGAACTTTGATTATCTCTGTCATTCGGCTTGATACTCCTTCTTGTCTTTCATGTCGGGAGTATTAATTTCAATATCGTCAAACTCGTCAGTAAATTCAGGTATCGACCACACCTTAATTTTCTTTTCTTTATCGTCGGGTTTTGGCATACGTAAGGTAGTGAGATTACCTTTTAGTTCTTTCTCTAAAATATTAGACATCTTGTTACGATTGTAGACCGTAAACTTTTTCTTTTGTAGGTGGTCTTCTAACGACGCTAACAAGAAGTAGTGTTTACCGTTGTCACGATAAGGTTTGTTTAAAATAATTTCTTCTTTCACTTGCGCCGCACCTTTGTTAGTACACCAATCACGTAAGTGTTCTATAAAAATTTCTTTGTTGCTAACGCCCTGTACATCAGGTTCACTAACATTCTGTAGCAATGCTTGAATACGTTCGCGCCAACGTCCCGGCGGCATCTGTGCTGGCATAGTGTTTAGTTGTTCCATACATTTCTTTTGAAAGCGATTTTGATTTTGCAAATCTTCTGTTTCTAATTCTAAGGATTGCTCACCCTCAAGTGATAAGAACCACAATGGTGGTTCAGTGCCGTATTTTTCTAGACCAGTTGCCGCAATCTCCATCTCTATTTGACCCTTACCATACTTACGTCGCAAACATTCGCGACGATTACAGTTAGAAGCTAAAGGTTCTTTGTTGCAGGCATAGTCGTATTCTTTGCCCGATACAGAACGGTATATTTTTTCTATGTCTTGTTGAGATAAGGCTGGATCACACATAGTTTGATTAACGTTCAACAGGTCTAATAAAAATTCTGAGTTCCCCGACTTTTTATAAAACACAGCTACATTGGTCATGGTTTCGTCACGGCCACCTTCGGGAACGCCGTTGTGGTGTAGTGTGTTTAAACACGGCGGACCGTCTTGAAAAAAATCTTCTAGCTTTATATAATCAACATCAGCGTTTTGCTGTGCGTACACATCATACAATGTATAAAACTGTTCTAGACTACACGGCTTGCCTTGATCATCAATAGCATAACGTTCGCCATCTTCAGCATTGAAATAAGGTAGGTTTAAATAGTTTCCTGTTTGGCCTTTGTCCAACAACAACTTTACTTGTTTTGGAAAAATTTCGCATCCTGCACAACCTAAAAAAGAAGCTAAATCTTTTAATCTAGATTGCACAAGACTTGCTTTCACAGGAACAGTGAAAAACATGAAGACATGAGCGCCACCACTTTTAGATCTAAATACGATCAAAGGTAGTCCATGCTTCCGAATCTTTTGTATTAATTCAAGATGATCAAAACCGTTGTATTTATCTATATCAATACAACCCCATCGACACTCGTTGTTCTCATCAATAGGTATGGCACCTAAACTTTCGGTGCCGTCTAAATGGTTTTCCCATAACTCATCAGGAAGTCCATCAGGACATCTAACAATTTGATTTTTACCTTTGAGTTTACCGTTGTCATCTTTATCTTCGGGTACAAATTTACCGTAGGCACTATTTAACCCTTTAAATATATTTTTAAACTTCTCTGACATTCTGTTCCTGTAGTAAAAAGGGCGGCTTGCGCCGCCCTAGTATTTAAGCTGAGTAAGCTGAATTGGTAGGAGTCTGTGGCTCCTCCCCTTCGTGACTGACTTTAACGTCATTCGTGCCTACGGCTTGCGCGAATGCCTTCGCGTCCTCGTAATGGGCAACATTTTTCACAATGTCTTTTTTTGTGATGTCCCAACCAAACCAAGTGCCCTTGGAGTTAGATTGAGGCGCTGTTTTTAATGTGTAGATATGACTATACATAGGTGGTCGAAACGACGACCCGTCTTTTCCTTGTAGTTTTATACCTGCCATCATGGAGTTCCATGCTTTAGATTGTTTTATGGCGGTGCCAGTCATAGTAATTAATGCTTGACTAGAACCTTCACTATCTAACAGAGTCACATAATGTTGTGCCGTCTCTTTAATAGTGTTACCGCTTGCCATTCTAAGAACATAGTTAGCGTCTCTAGATGTTTGTCCCAAATCAAAATCAGAGCCATGTACTGCAATCAACTTACCTTGTTGATTAGCATCCCACTCAACAAACTCTCGTTTGTATCCGCAAGGAATTACATCTACTCCTTCTTCGCCATCATATAGTTTCTTTGTAATAGTGTTATAGATCATGCCCGGCTCTGCGCCTTCGACGTATCCATTACTCGTCTTATTACATTGAGCAGACAGTTGACTTAACACCCTTAAAAAAGGTATGGCCAAGTCGTCAGAAGATTTAAAATTCTCAAATCCACTAACTTTGTCTGCATCAGCAGAAAACATATTGACATCTAAAGTTGCTACTGCATTACTTTTTTTGTTCGTTGTTTTTGTTACATTGTTCATTGTTATTTTTTCCTTTGTACTTTTGCTTGCCTACCAACAAACGTTTTAAAAATCTCTTCGGGTGGTAGTTCCGCACCTTTTTCGTGCAGTTCCCGTAGAGTTGCTTTTAGAGTCATGGGTTCAACTTTTAAATCTTGTTGAACTTCATACCCATTGGCGGTGGCTAACTTGGAAAACTCCAATGCCTTCCCGTCTTCGTTACGACCGAACCTAGCTGATATTTCATTCTTAATAATATCACCTAAATCATGATCACGAAGCCATTGATATGCCTCAGCCCTTTGATCGGGGTCTTTTGGCACACTTATTCCGTAAAAATTTTTAATTTCTATAGAACTTCCATCATTCAATTTTAATTGTGTCAAGTTTTTTTCTTGCATAAGAGCAGGTATTTTTTCGTTCCGAACACTTAACATTTGTTCTTTTACATGCTTTAATTGTTCTTCGAGGGTAGTTGCCTCGTTTTCAAGATCGACCAACTTTTGACAGCAGCTAGCGATACTAAGGATCTCTGAGTCATCTACCTTCCCTAATTGATCTCTTTGAAAATCAATTGTTCCATAATCGTGATCAAGTTCATTCATAATCTTTATCCTCTTTCTGATATAAGTTAATGCTTAACGGATAATACTTTCCAGCTATACGATCCCATTTCAATACTTTAAACTTCCCGTGGTTTATATCTGCAACTAATGCCGAAGTCGCGGCAATGATTGCGGGGTCACCAACTAGAAGTAAAAAATCTTCGTCGTTGAAATCTTTTAATAACTTTCTTAGCTTATTTATTAAGCTACCAGCACTATATACTAGTTGTGCTCGTTCTGTCAAGAGAAACTTTACTTCACCAAAAGATAATGCTTTCATCACATTATACTTAGGGTTGCCGTCTGCTGTGCCCGGAGGTTCTTGGATACAATATACAGTCATACTTTCTTGACAATACCTTTTATATAGATTATTTCTGTACATAGAAAGTAATACATTTATGCATTTTATGCAACAACAGAAAGGATTTGAGTCTTATGGACTACAAATTTAAAACTAAACCGTATCAACATCAACTTGATGCGTTAAAAAAATGTCATAAAAAACGTAATTATGCGTTGTTTTGTGAAATGGGTACTGGCAAGTCTAAAATATTATTAGATAATATTGGCATGCTGTACGACGAAGGTAGAATAAATGGTGCCATTATTGTAGCACCAAAAGGTGTATACAAAAACTGGATTGCACAAGAAATACCAACTCACTTACCCGATCATATTTTATGTCGAACCTTTCAATGGGTAGCACCTAGTTCGCGAACTAAACAAAATCAAGAACTATTAGATCAGTTGTATACCGATACGCGTGATCCAACACTAACTTTGTTTGTAATGAACGTTGAGGCGTTTTCTTCAGCACCCGGACTAGAAGAAGCAAAAAAATTTTTAAGTGCCTACAATGCAATGTTTGCAATTGATGAAAGTACGACGATTAAATCGCCCAGCGCCCAACGAACGCAGAACATTATTGCCGTAAGTCGTATGGCAAAATACAAACGTATTATGACAGGTAGTCCCGTCACCAAAAGTCCGTTAGATTTATACTCACAGTGTGAGTTCCTCGATCCTGATTTATTGGGCCACAGTTCTTTTTATACATTTCGTGCACGTTATGCCAACATGCAGACTATTAACGTCGGTGGGCGTTCGGTAAACATTGTTCGACCAAACAATAGCTATCGTAATTTAGGTGAGCTATCGGACATTGTCAGTGAGTTTTCTTATCGTATTTTAAAAGAAGATTGTTTAGATCTACCAGATAAGGTTTATGAAAAAAGATTGGTAGAACTTAGTCCCGAACAACAACGTGCGTATACTACTATGCGACGTATGGCGTTAGCTGAACTAGATGGTGAAGTGTGTTCTACGGTTAGTGTGTTGACGCAACTATTACGGCTACATCAAATTACTTGCGGTCATTTAAAAACTGACGAAGGTAATGTTAAAGTATTAAAAAATAATAGACTAAAAGAACTTATGTCAGTCTTAGAAGAGTGCGAAGGTAAAGTTATTATTTGGGCAAACTATGTACAAGACTTAGAAACAATCTCTAAAGAAATAGAAAAAACGTTTGGACCAAACAGCTATTGCACTTATTACGGTAAGACAAAACAAGAACAAAGACAGCGAAATATTACACGTTTTCAAGATAAAGACTCAGAAACTAGGTTTTTTATAGGTAACACACAAACTGGTGGTTATGGTATTACTTTAACTGCGGCTAGTACTGTGGTATATTATTCAAATAATTATGATCTTGAGAAACGACTACAGTCAGAAGATAGAGCACATAGGATTGGGCAGGTAAATAAAGTAACATACATTGACCTAATCTGCGAAGACACTGTTGACGAAAAGATTGTAAAGGCATTAAAGAGTAAAATAAATATCGCAAATGAAATACTGGGCGAAGAGTTAAGGGAGTGGTTGTAGGTAAGCAACAGAAGGGTATTCGTAGCGAATTGCTTGCAGCCATAGATTTTTTAGACAAACCATTTAATCATGTATATTACGACCTTGGTGGCAAAGGGCCTTGTGATCTAATAGTAGTTGACGCAAAGAAAGGCACCGTAGATTTATATGATGTTAAAACACACAGTGAACGTGTGTATAAGGGCAAGATGCGTAGAATTAATCGAACTAAAAATAAATCAGCTAAGAATTTAGATGTAAAAATATTGTATGTTAAACAAGTTTCTGAAATACCCATACAATGCTCAGTAGAATAGAGATCGCCGCAAACGACGCTGACGCTCCCATAAACCATGTCATCATCTGACGTAATTCAAACGTGTGTTTGTTAATTTTTTCTTGTTGTCCTTGAAGTACATCTAGTTTTTCATCTAGCACTTCATGTCTAATTTGACATTCAGCTAAATGTCTCTCCAACGCTCTTCTAGTATCCTCGTCGCTCATACTACTGTCCTTGGTTTGCTTCTTAATCTTATAGCTTTTTCTGTTGGCGAAAGCAACGCTTCTTCTGCGGCCGTTAACCCTGTTGGATTAACTGCTGGATTAACTGGTGGCGGTGCTGCAGCTATTGTTTGTGGAGGTACCACAGGGAAACGTTGAGATATTTCATTAAATAAACTATCTAAATCATTTACAGGGTTGTTTTCAATTGAGTTAGATGTGCCTTCTATTATCTCTATAAATTCTTGTTCCGTAGTGCCTTTAACTTTTATATCTCCTACTTGTTTTATGCCGTCTATAACTTCTTTATCTTCTGCTGTGTAAAGAACATCATTTAAATTTATTCCATCAACTTTTTTTTGTAACTCATTAATTCTATTAAAATCAATAAAGTCATCTACCCGTAGTTCAGGATTTGTTTTTTGTTTTCTTAATAATAATTTATAAAAATTTTCATCACTGTAATTTAATGTTCTTGAATAAAACAAGTTGTCTATCATGTCGGGTAAAATAGACATTTGACTTCTTTTTTGTTGGTCTAAAATTTCGTTTTCAGTTACTCCTAACAACATAAAATTTGATACATCTCTTTGTATTTTTTTCATTATTTTAAAACGACTTAAAAGTTCTTTTTTATAAGAATTATAGCTTTTTTGTTTAGTCATACTAATGTCGTTATAAACTTCGCTTTTAAAACCTGCAACAGAGTTACGTAAAGCACCACTAAAAGACCCTACCTTATAA